CCCTCGTCGATCAGGGCGTAGATCGTAGCGGCTTCGGGTAGCGACTGGCTGAAGTACGCCCGAGCCGTGGCCCGGTTCTTTGTCAGCCGCACGCTCAACTTCCCGTCCGGTCCCTCGCTGGTCCCGATGGGCAGAGTGGTGTTGAGTCCGTGGTCGAACATCACCACAGGGTTCGTCCGGTAGTGGTCGAGCATCAGGCCACGCCCGTTCTCGCCATCAGCGATCTGGACGATGTTCCCGTGGCGGTTCGGTTCGCGTTGCCTGGTCAGCACGATGAAGTCGGCTGACATCTTCGTCGGCTGCGTACTCTGCACCACCGTCTCGTCGGACCAGTGCTGGAGGTAGCCGCTCGGCAATCGCTCAGCGTCGTTCGCAGCCCGCAACACTTCCTCACCAACGAGGATACGGATGGCCGATTGCTCCTCCTCCTCCTCAGTCTCCTCCTCCTCGCCGTACTCAGCAGCCCATTGCTCCTCGCAGTGTGCCAGTCGCTTCTCGTCGTCGGGGATCTCAGCGACGACATCCGCATCAACTATGCAGTCCGCGATCCACTTGTCCCGTGCCTCGTCGTCGCCCTTAGCCGGACCAGACGGGTCATCATCTTCGGCCTGTGCCTTTGCCGAGTACTCCTCGGGCACGTCTTCGCCTTCACCCTCGGCTTCCGGTGCTTCGGCTTCCGACCAGATCAGCTCGCACACTTCCTCGCGTTCGCCGTCCGATTCGTATTCCTCGTTCATGTCCACGTCGGCCATGCACCGAGTGAGAAACGATCCGTGCCGTTCTTCTGCCTTGGGTTCGACAGCCATCTTCCGTGACCTCCGTTTACGTTTCTTCTGGTCGCCGTACCCCTGACCTTCTTCCCATTGAGCGTAACAGAACGCGGCTCGCTGGTCATCGTCAGGAAATGTCTCGCGTGCTTCAGCGTCCCTCATACACCGCCGGATGAACGGCACCCGGCCCTCGTCGTCGAGTGGATACGGCATCAGGGAAGTTCCACCCAGCCCCCGCTCATACAGCGGCAGTTGATAATGTTCCCGCCGCTCCCGTTTCGGTCGCCGGGATACATCATCTGCTCCCCGCTGACATCGAACGGGCTGGAATTGGGTCGCTTTTGATTATTCGGATCGACGTGGTTAAACTTCTCTTTGCGTGTGTCGGCGTCCAATGTACTCATCCAGATCTTCTGCGTGATCCCGTTCAGGTCGCGTACCGTCTGGGCCGAGTGGTTCATCGCCGACGTGCCCTCGGTGCGGGCGATGGTCATGGCTTGCCCCTTGTACGCCCCGCGCCGGATGATCGATTTGATCTCGGCGACCATGTCCTTTCCCGACCACCCCTCCTCCAACGCCGTCGCGATCCGTTTCTCAATCTTCTTTCGTTGCGTCTCGCTGATCTCCTGCCAGTCGGGGATCTCTCGCCGCTTCAGGTAGTTGACGATGTCTTCCTGCACCTCGGGCGGCATCTCGACGAAGATGTTGGGAGTGCCTGGGTATCGCTCGAAGAACTCGTCCCGGTTGGCCCGCCGGATCGGCTCACGCTGGCTCACGAAACTGGCGGCGATCAGCTCGTCAGGCTCGGGCATCTCGATACCGAGCTGAGTGACTTCCATCTGTGTCCCGGCCAGCATCGCGGTGATGATCGCCGGGCTGACATGCTGAACCCACAGGTCCACGTCGGCGTCGACCCACAACTCGTCGGAGATGAACGGCTGGTCTGTGCGCAGCATCCCCTCCATCCGCTCGCCAGCCCGCACCGCCATCTTCTCGAAGTAGATGCCGATGGCGAGCGTTATGTTCTCCTCCTGTGCGTTGCGGACCTGCTGCCACGCCTTGAAGACTCGCCGCTCCCGGCGAGCCTGCCAGACCGACCGGGGCGTCAGGATTCCTCGTCGTCGTCCTTCTTGGCGAGCAAGGCGTGCCAGGCCTTCCGTGTGCAATTCCCCTGTCGCGGATCGCAGCACTTTTTCTTTGACTGCTTGACCGTTTGAGCCTTGCCCGTTCCTTCGGACATCGAACCCGTCACCGCGCCTTCTATTTTCGCCATTGCTCTTCGCTCCGTTGTTTGATGGTCTTAGATGGAACCGTGCCGCCTCGTTTTCTTCCATGTCCTCGATCGCTTCATCGGGGTCATCTGTCTCGTCGCCCGCCGGGTTGTCGTCGGCGATGTCGTCGCTGATTTCTTCTTCCAGGGCGGTGCCGCCCACCGGCTGAACTCCCAGCGGGATGTACGCGCTGTCTGCCGCCCGGTCTTCAATCGGCTCGCGGCCACGCTCTGACCGTCGCTCGTTGGGAGTGATCGCTCCCATCGCCCAGTCCAACTTGGTCTCCTCCCGCTCCATCTCCGCGTCGGCTGGTCGGGCGTCGTCGAACCAGACCCGCAGCCCCTCGCCGAACCTGGGAGCCAGCTTCTCGTTCATGATCCCAGCCAGCAACGACAGCAGCGGGTTCACCGTTGACTCGCAGAATACCAGGTTGGCCCCGTAGATCGTCGAGCGGTTCACGTCGGTCGTGATACCGGCGATGACCTTGGGCACGCCGTGCAACGCCAGCACCTGATCCCGCACCTGGTCGATGGTATCGGGAAAGTCCATCTCGCTCGGCTTCATGCTGAACGGGCTGACCTTCATGCCCGGCGGTGCAATCATCGGCTCGCCCGCTCGGGCCGTCCCGCCGTACCGGGCGACGAATCGCTCCTTGACCGCCCGCAGCACGTCGGGATCCGGCTTGGCGTAATGCTCTGGGTCCAGCTCGATCGATACGCTGGGCAGCGGGCCATTCTGGAACGTCTGCCAGCGTGCCGCCTCGATGCTCTCGCTGTTGTCGATCCACTGGCTGCCCGCCTGGGTCGGGCTGTGCGCCTGATCTTTGCCCAGCGGCGACTTGTGCTTGCCGGTGATGATCTGGTCAGCCGGGATCAGGCTCTTGCGTCTGGCGTCGCCGTCCGGCGTCACCTCGTACCCCAGCAACGCGCCCTCCTTGTCGTACTTCGGCTGCACCCACTGGGTCGGCAGCACCCACAACTCGCCGGGTAGTCCCGCGTTGTTCGGAATGACCCACCAATAGAACTGGCCGGTCAGTTGCCAGAACATGACCGTTTCATAGATGAACGTCCCCCACCAGTCTTCGGGGTTCACCGCGTGCAGCAGCCGCAGCAGCGGGTGCCCCTCGGCCACCGGCTCGAGGTCTTCATGCGCCTGCATCACCGAGCCATACCGCTGGCGGATGTGCTGACGCTGGGAGACGGTCAGCCGCTGCCGTTCCTCGTCGTCGTCGGTGGTGATCCGGCTGACGTTCGGGAACGCCTCGGCGATCCTGTAGCAGATGCGGCTGATGGCGACGTAGTTCCAGAGGCGGTAGTGACGCACCATCTCGGTGTCGCTGCCATCGTCTGGCCCACCGCCCAGGCCCATGATCGAGCCGTAGCCGCCAGCACCCTGTCCCATGCCGAGGCGGTCGTACACCGTGGGGATCGCGGCCTGCAACTGAGCGGCCAGCGTCTCGTTCTCACGCTTCAAGGCTCGTCGAGTCTTCAGCCAGTTCCACATCAGAGAAGCCTCCAGCCCAACTCGTCGCACAGCATCCCAGCCGCACGGTACACGCCAGCCAGCACTCGATCATTGTACCGGCGGTCGAGAATCAGACCAACCCGATTTAGCCGACCGTCCGGTTCGACGAACTCATCAGCCACCAGCAGCTTCAGCACACCGGCCAGCGGGCCGCACTCGATCCGGCGGCGGTGCATCCGACACGCCGGGTTCTCGCACCATTGCTCGGTCGGGTCAATCTGCCGCCTGGGTTGCCTGCACGCACGGCACGGTCGCTGCCCGATCCGGTGTGGCTGCACCAGCCCGGCCCGATAGGATCCGTCTTCCCCATCGTCGAACATCGCCTCGGTCAGCCGCACCCGCATAAGGTGATGGCTGGCGATGCGGCTGATCGGTTCGGCGAACCGCAACAGGACGACCGACCCCCGCAGATCATCGGGCAGGTGGGCCGTGTCCCGGCGTACTCGGTCGTCTACGGAAGCGGACGGCATGGCCGCATCCTATCGGCCACACCGCCAGCCGGTCAATGTGTTGTGGGCCGGTCGGCGGTTGCGCGTGGCTTGGTCTATCTTTACCCGGCGCAGTTGGCTTCCTCGACAGCCTCGTAGGCGGAACGGAGCAGGTTGATCTGGGCCGCCTTCTCGTCGTCGGTCTGGAGCCACTCTCTGACTTGATTCTCTGTGGCATCCAGCTTGTCGAGGTCGCCGTCCCGGATGGCTTCGGCTACGGCGTTCAAGAAGTCACTGATGTCGCGAAGGTCGTTCATCGTTTCTCTCCTGGTCAGGCCCGGCGGCGGTGTGCCGCCGGGCTGGCGGTGGTCGTGGACTAGATCTGGCTCGGGTGAATGCTGATCTGATCGCCGACCTTCGGCGACCAGCCTACCGGCTTGCTGGCGAAGGCGAAGCCCCGTCGTCCGTGGCCGTACACCCTCACCGACGTGCTGAGCATCTTGATGCGGTAGAGGATGCAGTTGCAGCGTCCAGTCGTCCCGTCAGTGAACTCGAACTTGTCCATCAGCATACCGGCGTACCACTCGCTCGGCAGGATCGCGGCAATGGTCAGCGTCAGTGTGTCGGCTTGCGTTGCGGTCGTCATCGCTTTTCTCCTCGGGTTGAGTGATGCCTAGCGTCTTGCGGCGATGTCTTCGAACTCGGCGGGCAACTCCAGTTCAGCGTGCCGGGCCAGATGTGCCGCAATGTCGGCCCACTCCCGGCACTGCTGCAAGTTGTCCGAGACCTGACGCTCAACGGATGCGAAGCCTTCGCGGTCTCGCCGGTGGTCACCAGATTCTCGGGCCGTTCTGATGTAGCTGAGCAGTTCTGACAACCGGCGGTCGAGCCGAACAGCTTTGTCAATAGCGGCTTGTGCGACTGTCGTCAGGGTCGCGTTGGTTCGCAGCGTCTCAAGTCTCGTCGTGGTCGTCATCGTTTCTCTCCGCGTTGGGCCGGGGAGCGGTATGCCCCCCGGCGGTTGGTGGTGGTTGGCTACTTGGTCAGGGCGTCGTAGACATCGGACGCGATGGCGTCGAAGGTTCCGCTTCCAAGAACCGCGTCCACCGCGTCCTGGGCGGTCACGCCTGAGTCGATCAGCGTCAGGATGGCGAGTGAGATGGCTGCGTTTTTTTCGATGCGTGTCATGGTTTCGTTCCCGTTTGCGTTTGTGGTTGCCGTGTTCTCCATGTCCACAGTATGGTCTATTGCAGAGAGGATAGCAAGGCCGAGGGCAACAATCTTGAAAGCAACCGATCCGGTCTAGCTGGCCCTCCGAATGACCGAGATGCTGAGAACCTTGCGGCGGTCCACCCGTCGCGGTGCGGTGTCGACGATGGTCGTGCCCTTGCTGTCGAGCAGCATGGCGTGGCCTGGGACGCTGACGTAGTAGCGGGCGTTCGGGCCGTCGTCCATCTTGGCGATCATCTTGCGGACCTTGCCAACGCTCGGCATCTTGGCCCCGCGTGTCCGCTTGTTGATGCCGACAGCCGACTTGCGACTGGCATGGCTCCAGCCGAACTTGTTGAGCAGACGTTTGATGTCCCGCTCGTTCTGGCTGTAGTTGTACTGGCGGGCGTCGATCCCGAACTCGGCAAGCACCGCTGACGTGCAGACCGTCTTTCGGCGTCCGCTGTCGTGGGTGATGTGGCCGCTGACTCCGTGGGCTTGTCGGGTCGTGGTCGTGTAGGTGATCATCGTTTCTCTCCTGCCCTTGCGGGCTGTTGTGGGGGCGTTGCCCCGGTTCACTTGGCTGGTGTCCACATCCGCACTTGCACCATCGCGGGAAGACCTCCGTTGAGGGTGTTGCCATTGCCGTTGCGTTTGACGTGGTGTTGTGGTGCGTGGTAGGTGATCCGAGCGCGGTTTCCAGTAGTGAGGCCCACCGCCTTCCCGTCGAACTGCTTGGCGACACTGGCGATCCGCTGGGTCGAACATCCGCACGTTCTGGCGAGGTCGGCGAGGGTGTCACCGAACTGGCTACCGTTCAGGATTATGTCGAGCAGCGTCTTCTTGGTCGTGGCGTCCATCGTTTCTCTCCG